AACTACAGGAAACAAATAAAAACATTGAATGAGTGCTTTTAAACCCTTTACAACTGCTGATGTTATAGTATCTCCCTTCAAGGTAAACAAATCGTTTTCTTTTGAAGGCCTAGCATCTTTAACTGGTTCGGGCATTGATGTTTTTGAAGGAGAAAATACTTCTCCTTCTTTATGGCCTTCAGGATCAACTTCAACAGGATATATTGCTTCTCAAGATAAATTTTTAGTATATAGATCTATTCGTGAACTATACTATTACAACTATCTTGAAGATAGTGATGGCTCTCCTGTAAGCACTGCTTCTTTCAATGATGATGGTACTATAACAGGCCAACCATATACTCCAAATTCATATAACTACTTACCAAACACACTACTAGCAAATAGATACTACCCTACAGGATCCGGGGATGTTATAGGAGTTATATCAATTCCATCAAACAAATATGGTGAAAACCTCAAACCAGGTACTGTAACTCTATCTAACGGAACAAGTAGTTTAGAGGATGATGGAGAAGGTAATTTGATAACGGGTAGTAGTGATGGAGATGTTAAAGTAGGAGATATTATATATTCCCACGGAATGCTAATTCTTACAAGTGATGGAATCCCTAAAGAAGATGGATATGGTTATATATCTTATGGGACAGGCAGTTATGGGGTAGGAGATTCGTCTTTTATCCAATCTTTCACATTATCCCCAAACTTAACATGCTCTTTTGATAGTACCTTAACAATATACGAAACCCAATATAAATGCACCCTTAGGGAAAATGAATTCAATTTCAGCCAAAACCCAACCCTAATTTCAGGAAGTTCTAATTCTGGGATTTTATCTAACTTTGCTACAGGATCTTACTTTACACCATATGTTACCTCTATTGGATTATACAATAACAACAAAGAACTACTAGCCATAGCAAAACTTGCACAACCTCTAAGAGTATCAGATACAACTGATACATCTATTATGATTAACTTAGATCTTTAATTATGAGTTGGATATATAAAAACAACCCTATAGAAACAATCTCCGATTTTCCTGATAATACTCATGGATTTGTATACAGGATAGTACATAAATCAACAGGTAAAGCTTATATAGGTAGAAAAATACTTCAAAATACTTCTAAAGTTAAATTAGGTAAAAAAGAACTTAAAGAATTAACAGGTATAGTAGGTAGACGACCATCATATAAGATTGCGGTCAAAGAATCAAATTGGAAGACATATTGGGGTTCAAACAAACATATGAAAGAATTATATGCAACCGAACCTAAAGAGAATTTTGAACGTTATATTTTAATATGTGCTCCTACAAAAAAGTTATTAACTTATTACGAACTAAAATATCAAGTATTATACGAAGTTTTAGAAAAACCCGAAGAATTCTTTAACGATAACATCCTCGGTAAGTTCTTTACAAAAGACTTTGATGTCTAATAAAGGTTTTATATATTACATCTATGATAAATGAACTACTAGTAGACTTAGTAGATAGAGTTTTAGGTAGTGGTAAAAGAACATCAAGAGGTAATCAATCCTACCATTGTCCTTTTTGTAACCACTCTAAACCTAAACTAGAAATTAATTTCACCGATAATAAAAAGGGAGACAACCCTTGGCATTGTTGGGTATGTGATAAAAGAGGTCGTAAATTAAAAACTTTATTTAACCAAATCCAAGCTACCTCTGAACAAGTAAAAGAATTAAGAAACCTAATCAAATCAGGGGATTGGGTCCAAGAAGAATCTGCAAATACAAACCAAGCAGAATTACCTCCCGAATACTTACCTATATTAGACAATAGTAATCTTTTAGCTAGACATGCTTTGGCATATCTTAAAAAAAGAAATTTAACAGAAGAAGATATATTAAAATATAGTATTGGATATTGTGAAAGAGGACCATATAGCAATATGCTTATTATCCCTTCATACACTTCAGAAGGCAAACTAAATTATTTTACAGCACGTTCATTTAAAAGTGATTCTTTTATTAAATATAAAAATCCAAATGTTTCAAGAGATATAGTTCCTTTTGAAAATATGGTAAACTGGGATCTTCCTATCATATTGTGTGAAGGCCCATTCGATTCCATTGCTATTAAACGGAATTCAATACCCTTACTAGGGAAGAATATACAATCAAGTTTAATGAAAAAACTTGTCTTATCTAAAGTAAAAAAAATCTACATAGCTTTAGATACAGACGCCCAAAAACAAGCTCTTAAGTTTGTTGAATATTTTATGAATCAAGGTAAAGAGGTCTATCTTATAGATCTTGAGGGGAAAGACCCAAGTGAGGTGGGATTCAACAATTTCACCAAATTAATCCAAAAAACGTTTCCAATTAATCAATATGGGTTGATGCAAAGGAAACTACAACTACTATGAGTAAAAAAATTGTATTAAAGAATTCGTACAAACGTATTCTAGAAGTATCGGATGATGCTAAACAAATTACAATGCCAGATTCTCGTTACTATCAACGTAACGGAGAATATTATCCATCAATCACCTATGTTTTAGGGTCATATCCAAAAGGTAAATTCTTTGAAGATTGGCTTAAAAAAGTCGGATATTCATCTGAGTATATTGTTAAAAAAGCAGCAGAGCAAGGTACTGAAACCCATGAAATGATTGAGGATTATCTAAATGGTAAAGAATTAAATTTCTTATCACCAAATGGGTACCCACAATACGATACGTTAGTATGGCAAATGTTCTTACGTTTTGTTGATTTTTGGGAGGAATATAACCCTACATTAGTTGAAACTGAAGTACACTTATTCTCAGATGAGTTAAAAGTAGCTGGTACTTGTGATATGGTTTGTGAAATAGAAATTGATGGAAAAAAAGAATTATGGGTTATTGATTTCAAAACATCAAATCACCTACAAACTACATACGATTTACAGGGAGCTATCTATGCTAAATGTTATGAAGAATGCTATGGTAAAACGGCAGATCGTGTAGGAGTTTTATGGTTAAAATCGAAATCAAGGGGTGCTGATAAAACTGGTAAACGTTTAAAAGGTAAAAATTGGGAAATTTATGAATCTCCTCGCACACAAGAAGAAAACATTAACATATTTAACACAGTCAAAACTCTATTTGACCTAGAAAACCCTAAACATAAACCAGCATTTACAGAATTCAGAACACAAGCTAAAAGAAAAGGTTGATATTTATAACCATGATAAGTTTACTCCAAATTTTAAAAGAAATCCAATCAAAACCTAAAGCTATCATTATGGCGGGTGGAGCTTCTGTAGGTAAATCAACAATCCTTAAATCCATAGAATCACAACTATCAGATTTTAATAATTTAAATGCTGATAAGTATGTTGAAGATAAAGATTCCCCACTATATGGGAATTTAGGTGGTGCATCATCAAAAATTAAAAAAGAGGATTTACCCCAAGCTATTGAATCTAAATCTAACTTTATATATGATACAACTGCATCAAATTTAAAAACATTAAAACCCTTAGTAGATAACCTAAAAGATAATGGGTATGATGTTATGATGTTGATGGTGTATGCACATCCAATAGTTTCTTTCCTAAGAAATTTTAAACGTAAAAGAAAAGTACCTTTAATTGGAATTATTGGCACTTGGGTTAAGGTATATAATTTAATAGAAGATTATAAAAAAATGTTTGGGGATAACTTTATACTAGTTACTTCTTCTCCATCATCTACCGAAGAAAAAGATCAAATTGAATCTTTCCAAACAGCACAAAACCAAGGTAAACTAAAAGAATACTTTGATGAGTTAATGGCTACTGGGGAATATCGATCTTCATTTAGAAAAGATGATTCGAAACTATCACCTGAAGAACTAGAAAAAAAAGAAAAATCAAGAGCTAAAACAGCACTTACTACTGAAAAATTTATAGAAGATTTATCACAGTCTTTTGATAGAATCCAATCATCTATTGACCCAACAAGTGTAGATGAATTGCCTACTTTAATTACCAAATTCAAATCATGAATAAACTCACCAAATCACTCTTAGTTGGTTTATTAGAACAAGAAAACTACATAACAGGTTTTTATGGAGGTGGATTTAAACCACCCACTAAAGGACATTTTGCTGTAGTTAAAAAATCCCTTGAACAATTTCCCGACATAGATAAATTTTATATAGTAATTGGTAGTGGAATTAGAGATGGGGTATCCCAAGATGAATCCCACTCAGTTTGGAGCATATATAAAAAGTACTTAGGAGATAAAATTGAAATAATTAAAGCAGATTCTTCACCCTTAAAATACGTAAAAGATTACATCAAAAAAAATACAGATCACAAATCTTTAATTTTTATAGGTTCTAGAGATGATAATGATGAGGATGAACAAGACTTTGTTAAAAGAAAAGATTTTTTTGATAAATATGGTAGCCATGTTGAAGTAAAAAACATTAAAACATCAGGAGGCACTAGTGGAACTAAAGCTAGAGAAGCAGCTAAAATTTCTAAAGAACAATTCTTTCAATACCTCCCCAAAGAATTAACAGATGAAGAAAGAAATCTTATCTTTGAATATGTTCAAACTGTTATTCAAGAAAATGCAATAAAAAAAGTAGCAGATAAAGCTAAAGAATTAGGTAAAAACTTCGCTAAGGCTTTTACAAACCAAAAAGATGATTTTAAAGGATTTAGACCATTAGTTGTGAAATACCTTAAAAAACAAGATTTAACTCCTGAAGAAGAAGAAAAACTTAAACAAAACTTCACAGATATTCTTAAAACTAGTGGAGTAGCAATAACCTTCCCTATATTAGGAGCTTCAGGCAGTGTCTTACTAGGATGGCTAACTAATAAATTAACTAAAGGAAAATTTACTACTTTACCCTCTAAATTCAAAGATAAACTCTTAGAAACCCAAATCATAGAAATCCTATCAGGAATAGAATCTAAACAATTTTTAAATGAAAATGC